CACCGCAATGACCGACTGCTCCACACCAAACTTCGAGCGTCCAACCCCACGCTCAGCCGCAGCTACACGACGCTGAGCAGCCTCAATCGAAGCCGGGTCGCCACCCATCTGAGCAGCAGCCAACTCCTCCTGGGCTTTGTTCAAGTCCTGATTCGCCTGCAACACAGATTGCTGAGCCTTGGCCACACTCTGCTGACTACGACCGTAGGCATCGGATGCCGACTTGGCTGACTTGGCCGCCGAACTGTACTCCCTCAACTTCTGTTCAACCGTATTGATTTTCTCTCCGGCTTTCTTAGCCTTGCTACCAGCACCGTCGGTCTCATCACCAAAATCAGTGATGGCACCCTTCGCACGGATCGCCGCATCCTTGTTGGCCTGCAAACGACGCTCGACCGTATCCAATGGACCGCCAGCAATGATGTCGAGTTTCTTTCTCGCATAGTCAACGGAAGCCGCAAATCCATCGAATGTTGAGTTGATTGCTGCCGTGCTTCGTTCTGACGTGTTGACGATTTGGTTGTACAAATCAAATGCCCCGGTGACACCAAGGATTGGGACTGCACCCAGGGCGATGACTGCGGCTGCTTTTTCAATCTGTCCACCGAGGTCAACTACAGCCAATGAGACGTTGCGCACGATTTCGATGGCTGCTTTGCCAGCATCGCCGAACGCAGCCACGAAATACGCCAATGCGGAACGAACACCTGAACTTTGGAATTGGTCAATCGCTAGTGAGATTGCTGGAATAAGTCGGTCGGTGAAGAAGTCGACGATGCGGATGACCGTTGGGAGCAGGATGGTTCCGAACTGTTCCTTCAATTCCTCGACTGCGATACCGAATGCTCGGAATCGTCCAGCCGCCGAGTTCGCCTGCACCTCAGCCTGACCCTTGAACGTGTCAGCCAAATCACCGACAACCTTGTCAAAGTTCTTCGTCTTGACAGCGTTCTGATCCAAGGGAACACCGAGACGAGTCAACGCCGTGAACTGGCCTTGGCTCGCACGAGACAAGGCAATGGTCACCGACTCCAGGTCACGACCACTACCGGCAGAGATGTCCAACGCCACCTGCAACAACTTCTGCGACTGAGTGAAATCACCCGTCGCACGAATCAGGTTGCCGAACGCCGGACGAAGCTGGTCATCCGCAACCGCCGCCGATTTCGTGAACTGAGTGATGAGGCGTTCAGTTTCCTCACGCAGAATCTCAGACTCACCAAACGTCGTCTTCAACGTCTGGGCAAGTTTCTCCTGCGACTCGGCATCCTCAGCAGCAGCCTTGATAGCGAAACCGGCAGCAGCGGTGACCGCACCAAAGGCAGCCGTACCAGCAATCGAGATGGTTCGGAATGATGGCATGAGGGAAGCCAACTTCCCACCCAAACCTTGAGAACCGAAGGTTGCATTGGCTTGACCTTGAACCTTGTTGAACGCCGAGATGACCTGCTTCGGATCAGCGAGCAGTTTGACAATGAAGTTGCGCTCAACGGCCATGAGCGCCGATTCTACTTGATTAGAAGACCATGTCTTTCGTGAGCTCTTTCCATTCGCTGTACAGACGACGATCAATCTCGTTCTGCGTCAAACCAGCAAACCGTGACAAGTCCTGCGGTTCATTCCACCATTCCTCACGCAACGCACTCAACGCCTTCAATCGACTGCTTTGAGCAGCCTTCGGCATTGCCGACACCACCATTCGAGGCGGAACGAACAACTCACCCAACTCAGCATCCAAGAACTCGCCATGCCCATACTTCCGAGACGACCAATCAAACCGTCCCACCGGATGCTGAGGAAGATAGAAGATACGAGCAGGGTCCTTCGTGGCTGGGTCGCCGACGACGTTGATGCGTTCATGCAGCCGAGTCCACACCTCTGCCCAACGATCGGCAGGCACCGGGTCTTTGAGAGGGAGCACCAAGTGCCAGTGTTCATCGTTCGGGCGATGCGACCATGTGGTGTAGGCGAACCATTCCAAGCCATCCAATCGAGCGTGGTCAAACGACTCACCGTCCATGTCCACCACGAGACAGGTCACAGCCTCGACGTTGCGGTTGCTTCGTGTGGTGCCTGGTGCGTAGATGACGGGCGACCACAGCGCACGCTGATCCTTGCGTCGGGTTTCCTTACGGATGCACAGACGAGACCACAACTGCACCCACGAACCAGCGAACGGCTTGGGGACGACGGACTTGACGTAGTCGAACCTAACGGCACGGACGTTGTCCAACTGAACTTCTGGGAACATGGCGGGCTCCTTACTGGTCAGCGTAGCGTCAGGAAGCCCCAGCCGCAAGCTTCTTCAAGACGAGGTCAATAGCCGACATGTACTCCACCGCAATCTTCTCCTTATTGTCCCGCACTGCCTGCCAGAAGAAATACCCTTGACGGCCACGATGACGCAAGAACTGTTGGGTCGTCGGACGTCGACGACCACCGAACTCAGCACCGAAGAACACGTCACCCATCGTCACTTTGGTCTTGCGCTTACGGTTCGACCGGGACGCCGACACATAACCCCGCTTGGAATCCAACTTGATGGTCGGGATGCGATCATGACGAGCACGCAACCCATTCACCACAGCCTGAGCCTGAGACCTACCCGACGAGCCTGGACGTTGCGCACCATGAGGAGGTTGCCCAGCAGCATTTGATTTGGCTGCCACCACCACGAAATCGGCCACAACCTGAGCAGCTTTGCGCATCTCAAGATTGAACTGAGGTGAAGCCTGCGATGCCTCACGCAAGAATTGCAACAACCCCGGTGCAACGAACCCCACCTCTTCGCCACGACCCAGCGTGTACCTTCCAGATGATGTTGCCATGTCACCGATTGTACGGTGTCGGGTTCATCTTGACCGCCTTCCAACGAAGATACGCCGACATTGTGTACAGCATTCGTGGGGATTCAGTCAGCAACACTGACGGGGCGATGCCCGTCTCGACCGCCAGATAGGCGATCAGCCAGTGGGCTGACTGCTCTCCAAAGGGACGAGCGGTTCCTCACCCGTGTCAATGTCAATACCTTCAACGGTTGCACACCAATCGTCGAAGCCGAGTGTGGTGACCTTGCGTCGTTTCTCTGAGTGCCATGCGAACCATGCAAGGTCACGGGTCTTGAGGTTGGTCTCAATGTTGGACATGGAGACATTGTGGACTTCTTCGTATTTGACGAAGTCAGCGAACTCGCATAGTGCTTTGCGTTGTTCGGTCGCCGTCTTGACGATGAGCGCAATTTTCATTTGTACCTCCGCAGGGTGAAGTGGTTGAGATTAGGCGGTTGCCTTAGTGATTGCACCAGAGATTGGGAAGGTGACGTCGGCGGTGTTCAGTTCGCCAACCGCACCATTCACTGGAGTCCATTCGGTGACGAGGACGGAGAAGGTGTACGACGGGTTCGCCGTTGTCGCCGCACCTGTGCCGTTCGGCCTAACCACGCAGGTCACTGCGGTTGAACCAACAAGTGCGAAGAAGATTCCGTCAACGGTGTTGTACGAGTTGTGGATGCTGAACGTCACCGAGTTGTCAATGAGACCCGAAACTCGGGTGCGTGCAGTTGAGCCGAACGCTGTGGTCTCGACGGCGTCTGCCGAAGAATTGAGGGTCACGGCGGCGCAGAACGAACTGATGTCCGTGCCATTCAAAACGATGTTTGCGTTGTTGAGAACCAGTTTGCCGGTCGTGCTCATGATTACTTGTCTCCTGCCTTATCGGCCTTTGAGGATTTCTTTGATTCTTCGACTGGCGTCAGGATACCTGCGCCAATCAACAACTCTACATTGTCAATTCCGCTTCCGTCCACAAACCCGCCCGGCTCAACACCAGTGACGGCCACCAGTCCTGATACGAGATAATTTGCCATGATCTAAGCGTACACCGTGACCTTGAAATCCATCGTCAGATACAGCGTGTCATTGGCGTCAATGTTCGTAAAGTTGCCAGCCGAATTGACACTCAAATCGTCACAAATCCCACCCAGTGTGCGGTCTGCTTCAATAGCTGCACGCAATGATTGTGCACCCGACCACGCCGTGTACTGATCCAACGCATCCTGAGCCGTCCGCTCCGACGCACGATTCACCACGATCGTGACCGTGAAATCCATGACCACACCACCACTACCCATACCTGTCTGATGGAATCGAATCTCATCTAGCGTCGGCCATGCGAACGGAGGGTTCACCTGGTCAGGCTGATAGTCAAACGCTCGCAATCCGGGGACGGTTTGGATGGCGGCCTTGAGTCCGTCTTTGACTTCTGCTGGTGTTGCAGGCATTAGGCGAACATCCGCATTCGTCGATAAGGCTCAACCAACTGAGCCATGTCAGGGTCAAGGAATCGAGAAACACGGATAGCACCCAAGTCACCAAACCCGGCAACACCGAGAGGTGAGTCGTACCGCTTGAAGATGCGTGACGCCTGAATGATGCAGGCTTGAGTGATCGGGTCTGGCACAGTCGCCCAACCCCAACGGGCAGTCACCTGAACGAGAGCTTGTTCACCGTAGTTCGCATTGACGGTCGGGAACAGATAGTTGCCAACCGCACGAATCTTGTCGAAGGACCAAGTCAGTCCGTCCAAGATTCCGTTCAACGGTTCCAACTGATAGTCGCTCGTCGCCCACGTCGTATCAAAGTTGCCGTCAGCAAACGACGACGTCTTCAACACGAACCCGGTCGTCGTGTAGAAGTCATCCACATCACACACGAACTCGCTGTTGGCTTGGAACACTCGTGGCGTAGCCGACGCAGCAGCCCAGAACTGGCGATTGCAATACCCGTCAATGAGACGAGAAGCCGCACCGGCACAGTTGTCAATCAGCGTGTCATCAAGCGTGTCAGCCGTGCCGATACGCAACGCCGCCTTGATTTGCGCACGAGTCGCATAGAGGTTCTCATTGGCCATACTCGTTCAATCCTACTCAATCCAGTTCTTCCGACGAGCCACACCAATCCCCAAGAACGACCCATTCACCGACTCGTACTGATCGGTGAACTCCCAGAAATCATGCGTCAAAGCGTTCTCCTGCTTGTATTCACGCCAATACATCCCGACACCAGGGCAAATGTCCGATGTGATGTCATGGAACACCTGAATGTTGCAACGCCCAAATGTCGACTCGGCATCCCTTCTCACACCCGCATACGAATGGTCACCGTCAATGAACACCAAATCAAACATCTGACCGCTCACCCAATCCACAAACTCATCAGTCTGAGAGTTCTGTTGTCGATACTCATACGGCCCAAGAATCGCTGGTCGATCTATCAAATCAACCGCAACAGCCCTACCGAACTCAGGATTCAACCGACGCAACGTCTCAACATGCGTGATGAACGTACCACCATGACGAGTCCCAATCTCCAGATACGACCCGATAGCCAACGCCTCAGAACACAGCCATGCCATGTACGGTCCGAACTGATTGGGATACTGCCAAATCCGCAACCCCAAACCAGGGCAATTCAACATCTCACCAGGCAACTCTTGCTGATTTTCATCATTGAAACCGAACTCAGCCAACAAGCCAAGCCAAGTATCAACCGAATTGAGCTCGCCGGGTTCTACCGCCTGCAACCTCTCACGCACCAATTCATCCACAGAAGTCAAGCAATGAACCTACCTCACGACGAAATACATCACGTTGATTCGCAACCACGCTTCGATAACCAGCCTGAGCCTGATGATGCCTATCCCAATCAGACATCACCATCTCCAACGCAGCCGAACACTCATCCAAAGAACTGAACTTGTAGCAGTCATCCAAAGGCATGTCATCAGACAGCCGTGCCGAACCCAACTCCACAGACAACACCACACACCCAGCCAACGAAGCTTCACGAGGTGGTCTATCCCGACCCGGATGACGTCCAAAGTCAATGTACACCTGCGAACCCCACAGCAATCTGGCGACACCCACGCGATCCAAACCAGCCAACTCCACAAACTCAACTTCAGGATGTCGAGCCATGAAAGGTCTCATCAACCCAGCATCCTTCGCAGGATTCACCACCACCCGTGCATACCTCGGAACATCCAACCACCGCAAATCAACCCAATCCGTCAACATCATTTTGGGACCAGAGACCTTCCATGTGACATGACGCATCGCATACACCGATTGACACAAATGCAACGAAATACCTGACAAATCAACTTGACCATGCGAACCGAAATTGTCCACACTCAACCACCACAATGCGCACCGACTCTCAGGAAACTGTCGAGCCATCTCAGGCCAAATCTCCGGCAACAACACCAACTGATCCGCAGACACCGAAGTGACCGTCGGGCATCCATACTTCAGATACGCCGACGGAGTAGGCACATTCGGCACATACATGATTGCCGCAGAACCTCCCTCAATCTGATTAGCCATGTACACCAGTTGATGTAACGCCTCTGGTCCACCAGTCACCGCACCACCAGGACACACAACAACAAGTTTCAATCCCATCCCAACTCCAGACGACGATTCAAGTCCCAATCCAACGGCAAATCTTGTACCATCCGTTCCTCAAACAGACGACGGTTCGCATCAAACGTCGCCTGATTCCGTTGCTGAAACTGAGGGCTGGAACGCAGGGTGCTGGAGTTCCGATGGTAGACGGCAGCCGACGAACGCACGATGTCTACGCCTTTGCGTTGCGCACGAACTTCATAGTCGTTGTCCTCGAAGTACGCCGGATGGAATCCCTCATGAAACAGCCCGACCTTGCGCACGACCTGTGAACCTAACCAGAAGCACGACCACGGTGGCTTCCCCGACAACACAAGGTTCGAGTACGAAGCTTGAAGAAAGATGTCCTCCACCGCCTTCGTCCCGAACACCACATCATGATTCACCACCAGCCAACCCGACGCCGAGCAGGTTGCTTTGATGCCCATGTTCCACGACGCAGCCACACCCAGATTGCACGGAATCCGATAGTGAAACACACGCTTGGCCTTCTCCGTCCGAGGCTCCCAATGAGAATTGTTCCCATTGTCAATCACCACCAAGTCACCGATACGACCATCGAACGAATCCAACATGGCATCGACTCGATGATGCTCGGTGAGCACCGGGACGATTACGACTGGGACAAGCGGCACCATTCAGCAATCTCCTTCATCGCTGGCTTCCAATGCGTCTCATACACATGATCCGCCTCATACTGCTTGGCGAACTCCACCGCCTTTTTTGAGCGGCCACGACCACGGGCATACGCCTGCTCCAACGCATCCAGAATGCTCGGCACCGAAGGAGTCAAGAACCACGACTTCTGAGCAGCATCCCAGAACGGCTGACCCTCCACAACCCAACCATCCCCAACCAACTCCGGCTGAGCCGTGAAGTTTGAGACGATGACGGGCGTACCGCACGCCTGGGCTTCCACCACAGGGATGCCGAACCCTTCACCCATGGATGCAGCCAGAAGCACGTCAGCACCGCTGTAGAGGGCTGCCATAGCGTTCTGAGGCAGTCCTAGGCGGTACAGGTAAGGGTCAGCGTATTTGATGCGATGTGGCTCAATCCCGCACATCTCAGCCAACTCCTTCAGGTTGATACCACCAGCCGATCCCATCTCCTCAGAGTGCATGTACAGGACTGCGTCCGGGTGTTTTTTGGCGAACATGCTGAATGCCATGAAGTTCTCGGCAAACGCTTTGCGTGGAGGATAGACACCTTTGTTGGCGGCCGTCATCATCACCACGAACTGGTCCTCGCCGAACCCCATGATGTCACGACCTGTGAGTGACTTCCCTCTGTTGTCCTTGATGGTTGGCGTCGGCTTGAACACCGACTCGATACCGTGCGGAACATACAGGCTGTTGATGCCCAACTGTTCCAACATGCGAGCACCGAACCTGCTCATCGCAATCGGCATCACATTCGGACGTTGACAGAACGCAGCCACCTCCGGCGGACACGGCTGATGATCCACCGGCACCCACGATGCGATGTTCGGAACCTTCTCCAGATTCGGAGCCTTCAACACCCACACATCAAACAACGTCATCAGCAGTTTGGGCAGGTTGGTGCCTTGCGTCCACTCCATCCAATGTGCGACGACCACATCGTCGCTGTATGGGCTCATCCCTCTCGGGTAGATTTTGATTCCGTTCCACGTCGACGTTGAGCCTTCGAGGCCGTAGATTGCGTGGATTGCGATTTCGTGGCCTTCTTTGATGAGCCTTTGGACCGCTTGTTGGGTTTGTTGCCCGTAGCCCGTTCCCGCCCACGGGGCGTTGGAGTACCAGAGCGCCCGGACCGCATCCGGGGTTCTACGACTGATTGTTCTGGCAAGTGCGCCACGCCCCGCTGCAAGAGCAGGATCGCCGTCGGCTCGTCCAAGTCCAGAGGGACTCCCTTGATGATGATTCGCATTCACGCAGTCTCCTTGTGTACGCAGGTTGCAGGGTTGGTATTCAGAGTGTTGGTGGGCCGGGACGACCCTGCGTGTTTCGCCCCGACCCACCGAACTCTTTATTCAGTCCCATCAAGGGACTTCTTCAACTTGGCTGAATTAGCTGTTGTTGATGAAGTACTTGATGTGGCTGGTTTGTGGCAGGTTTCCGTCGACTCGCATGGAGGCACGGAAGGTGACGAGGTCCGCATTGAATGCGTAGTCGTCGCTGCGGTCCAAACGGAGACCGCCAGCCATACGGACGTAGTAGCTGGGGAGGTGTCCGAAGATCACCGACTTGGCTGCCGAAGCCTGCGAGGCCATTGCTGGGTTCTCGTAGACCGGGTAGCTGAGCACTCGGTCGTTGCCGTCAGCAAGAGCTGGGCTGAACACGTAGTTGCCTGCCGTGTCCTTCAGCTTGCGGACTGCACCGAGGGATGCGGTGTTCATCATCCAGCCAACGCCGGGGAGACGACGTGCCGCACCATCCAGGCTGTACGCCAGGTCGATGAGGTTGTCTGCGGTGAAGAGTCCACCTGCGACGGTTCCGAGCACGCCCGAACCTGCGGCAGCAACGACACCACGGGGCTGGGTTGTGCCAGTTCCGACGGTGAGTGCGTTGTTGACGGCGAAGCCGATTGCGTTTCCGGTTTGCGTGGCAAGGAAGCCCAAGATGTCGACACCTGCGTCTTCGATGAGCTCACGGCTCAACTGGACGAGGAACGAATACTTGTACGCACCGAGCGTGATGAACGACGAGAAAGTCGGATCACTTTCGGAGATGGCTGAACCTTCAGCGGTGATTGCCGCCGTTGACCAACCAGCCTGTGCTGGAATCTGGAGGTTCTCGCCACCAGCCGTGCGCAACACCGTCGAGGTGTCGAGCATTGGGCCGACGAGACGAGCCTGCGCAATGACCTGGTCGTAGAACGACGTTGGCACTGGCGAACCGGTTGAGGTCTTGAGAACGTCACGCTGCTCGAACGTGAACGAACGGGTCTCTCCACGAGCCATCGAACGCAGCACGTCTGCATCGGTCGACACAGCCTTGCTGGTTGGACGTACTTGGCCAGCGATGTCACGGGTTGCCGCTTCAATCTTGGCTTCACGCTCGGCATCAGCCTTGAGGGCTTCGATGCGAGCAGCACGCTCGTTGAGTTCGTCGTTCATCTTCTTGTACGACGCTTCTTCTTCTGAGGTCAAGTCACGCTTCTCAGCGGCTGCGGTGTCGAGAAGAGCCTTGGCTGCTTCCCACGCACGCTGACGCTGCTCGACTTGACGGTCGATGTATTCCTTCATGTGAGTGAATGTCCTTTCATGGACGTTGTTGGGGCACGCAGGGATTTGTTATTCAGCCCGCTTCGGCTCCGAAGTCGGCGTCGTCCTGCGGCTCCGCAGCAACTACGTTGAGAAGAATCTAGCCGACGAGACGCTGAAGTTCAAGTTGCTTCGCAAGAATCGACGCAGGCACCTTGTCAGGCTGCTTGCGCAACTTGCCCACCACATCAGCCAGCAACGAAGCCTGGTCATCGGACAACTCCGACCCGGCTTCAAGAACGGTGATCGCTTCAGCCAACTTGTCGGCATCCAACGCAGTACGCTCAGCCAACTTGTCCAAGCTGCGCACACTGGCCGAGGTCGCTGCGTATGCAGGGAAGCCGGTCACCACAGACACTTCGTAGAGACGCACTTCTTTGAGTTCACGCACCGCACCATCGTTGGACCATTGGTCGCCACGAGCGGGGACCGAGAAACCGAACGACATCGAGTCCACATCGCCACGCTTGATGAGTGTCGACAAGTCACGACCGACAGTCGTGTCCGGCAAATCTGCGTCAACTTTCAAGCCATGCTCATCTTCCTGAAGACGCAACGTCTTGGCACGAGTAGTTGCCAACAGCATCGTCGAATCATGGTTGAGGTACATGCGCACATTGTTCTTGGAACGCAACGACTTCTTGAACGCACCAGGCAGGATTCGTTCGGTGAATGGCAACGGTTCTGAGTCAGAGTTGAACACGGCCGCATACCCACTGAACGCCATGCCGTCACCGGCTGGACCCTCACGCAACTCAAACTGATTGACAGTGAGGCGGCGGGTCTCAATCTTCTCGGTCATGGGAGACAATGCTAGTCCGAAGCGGATACTACTTGTCTAGAAATAGGCGAGACAAGCGGGACAAAGTCCTGAAGTAGCCGAGGCGGTTTTCTTCTTCACGGATGCGTTCTGCTTGACGCTCAAACCATTGCATCGCTGGACTTGGGTCCAACGGGTTGATTCCCCACAGGTAGAACGCAACTGCACCAGCACCGGGGAAGTTGTCGTTGTCTGGATCAGAGTTCTGTGGAGCTTCAAGGTCTACCAGGTGTCTTGCTCCCCAAGCGTTTGCACGAATGACTTTATCCTCGCTGATTCTTCCCGCAGCCATGTCACGGGCTTCACGAACAGTTCTCGCCACAAGACCGTCACCAGCAAGTCCCTGCCCGTAATAGTCCAAACCTTTGCGGGCAGCCGCTCGAACATACTCAGGAACATCGAAGGAGAGTTGACGGTAGATGTTGATGCCTGGTTCGTAGTATTCGGCGTCTTCACCACTGATGTTGCCGGTCTGAACAGTTTGCCCTGGATTGTCATTCGGTAGCCCTCCTACTGGTGCCCATGCGTTGCAGTAGTACGAAGGTGCAACCAACGCATCCCACCGTTTGCAATAGAAGTTCTTGTAGAAGCCACAGTTCCCGCAGTTGTGATTGGCGGGAACATCAGCCGACGAGGCCGGACGATAGTTGTTTGGCAGAATTCGCAGCTCTGGTTCTTGACCTTCTTTGATGTCGGCAGGGTCAAGTACCGGAATGCCCATATCTCTGAATGCCGCAAGATTGTCAGGATCATTGTCAATGGCGAGTACGACTGGCCCGTCTTCGTCTTGTATTTCTTGAGCCTTCTCTGCCTTGTATTCGGGAGTTGACATGGATTCGTCATCCTTGAACTCAATGTCGTCGTATCTGACGCCAGCAGATTCAAGGTCACGCACAGTCGCTTCTTCTTCATCCTCCATGCGGGCGGTCACAATGTAGATGTAGTAATTCTGATGAAGTTTGTTCACAAAGTCGATGACTCGGCGAATCGGTTGCGATCCGTTCAGCAACGTGCCGTCCACATCGACGATGATGTATTCGTCAGATTCCTCATTGCGTTCACCACCCGGCTCCATGTCCTCAGCAATCGACACTGCGACCATCTGGTCAATCGCAGCCTGCTTGGTTGTGTGGCAGCCGATGACTTCGCCATCTTCCTTGATGGTTGCCCAACCTGAACAACCTGGCGCAGAGTCAGTGATGAAGTATGGCATCAGGGAGTGATGTGCAACCAGGAGACGCTGTGATTCGTTTTGTTAGAGATTGCGTAGATGACAGTGTCGGCATAGATCGTCAACTCGACATCACTGCTCTTGGGAATGCCGTGACCAGTTGACGTTGTCAATGCAGAACCACCGACATATACCGTGTCCGTGTTGTCCTGATTCACGATGTGAATCACACCCGGCTGCGCACGAGATGGATTCAATACCGTCGCAACAGTTCCAACAGACGCTTGACCTTGATACACAGCCATGATTTACCTCAGAGCATCAACATTACTTGCAAGTCGTCCTCTTCGGCAGAGAACGTGATTCGACCATCAGCCGACGCAGACATCCCCACGAAGATCGGAGTGCAATACGCCTCCACCACCGCAGGCACAACAACAACCTCATCCTCAACTTCAACGACAACTGCTTCAACTTTCTTGCGTGGCTGAGGACGTGGATACCAATACGGCTGACCTCCACCAGTCGGCTCAGGCTCCGGTTGCGGCTGAGGCGTCACCGTCCCGACCGCCGACGCAGTCAACCCACCCAACGCACCTGACGCAGTACCAATCTCCGACGCCACACCCACCGCAGACGCATCCACACCACCCAGAACAGCCGTCGCCGAACCGACCACCGTCAGAGTGCCAGTAGCACTCGATGACGCTTCTCCAAGCCCCGCAGAAGCCGATGCGACGATTGTGACACCACCAGCAGCCGACGCCGACAACCCACCCAAGTCACTTGAACCTGATCCGCCAATCTGCACATCAGCAGTCGCAGTTGCCGTCAAACCACCCAACTCAGCGACACCGTCACCAAAGTCCTCAATAGTGACCTCGCTGACATCGGCGAACAATTCGCCTAGAGGTGCATCAGCCGTTGCTGTTTTGGTAATCGTTCCCGAAGCTGAACCTGCCAATGAACCGAGTGCGGCAGCGCCCACACCAGAAACGACAGGTGTCACCGTCCCCGTTGCCGACGCAACCAACCCACCGAGGCTCGATGCACCCGTGCCGGTGGTCGTGAAGTTTGCGCCGTCTAGGACACCGTTGCCGTCAAGCGTTGAGGTGTTGAGGACGAAGGCTGGTGATGGGCCACCGAGTCCGACCGTTGCGTCGTCAAGTTTCGACTGGTCAAGGTAGAACCGTGTGACCACGGATGCCTACTAGGAGGCGAGCGTCAGTGAGACGGTGAGTGACCCTGATGCGATGGTGAATGTGTCGCCTGCCGTGTAGGCGTTGGCGGTGATGGTTCCTGAGAACAGGAAGTTTCCTGTCGTGAGGTTGTCCCACACCGTGAAATGTGTGGCGTCTTGCGACCCGGCGATGTTCGTCCAGGTGAGTGCGGAATCGGATGTGAGCGTGCCAGATGAAGCTGCCGAGAACGACGCTTCTTTGCGGGTGGTTTCCGTTGCCGGGTTTGATGTGCCTGCTGCGCCTGGATCACCAATGTGCAGTTTCACATAAGCATTCGTGACGGAGAAAGCAGTGGCGTTGCCGAGAGCGTCAAGCCATTTGTTCGCCAAGTAGGAGCTGATTCCTGTTGCCATTAGTTGTCATGCCTTTCCGTGATGTGCAGGATTCGACCATCAGCGTCACGCTCCACGGTACGAACGACGGTGCGCTGCTCCGGCACGTTCACGTTCACGACCGTCTCAGGAACATTCACGACCGGGGCATCGACACGTACCTGTGGTGGTGAGACGTGGATGATTTGTTCCGGCATGTTCAGGTTCAGTTCTCGTGTGCCTGCGTCGTAGACCGTTGCTGGTGCAATCGGGTTGATGGATGCGACTGGTTGCAAGGCCGACGATGGGACACCTGTGTGTTCAATCTCAGGCATGTCCAACGCCTTCAACACAGCCGCAGGCTGGAAGCCTGACGAGATGAGTCGTTGTGCGATTGCAGACTTGCGATCCAAATCGGCGAGGTTGGCTGCGGTGATGTCAATGTTGGTGAGCGGTACTCGGTAGACGTCGCCACCTTCAATCGGGGTCATGTCCTCGAATCGGCGCACGTCGTTGACGGACATGTAGCCGTTGTTGAGTCCTGATTGGTAGGAGGCGTTGCGTGCTGCGATGTCGCCACGCAGCAGACCTGCGGTGGAGAATCGGATGAACGCACGACCAGCCAACAGCACGCT